CATCTGTATTACCTTCGCATGCTGGTCAAGCATTTAATACTCAAATGGGAGATATTAATGTTGGACCATTGAAAGAACCACATAGTTTGTGTGTAACACGTAAATTAGATGGGGATGCACGTTGTCTCGTGTATGGTGCCCATAATAAACCCGCTTCTACACCAAGTTCTGAAGTTGTAGTTTCTTCTATATCAGAGAAGGTAACTGAATTTTAGGTTTGGAGAGAAAGCATGGTAAACCTTATGCAATGCAATCGCAAGAACATAAATTAGTAGATATTGAGAATAAATCTCATACTGCTTATAAATTCGATTCGCGATTATTGGATAAGGCAGTTGTTGATTTCGATATGACATTGAAAACTAGTCTTAAAGGCAAATTACATCGCTTAGGTAAACTAAGTAATGATGTAGTATTAGCTGGGCTGGACGGTGTAGTCGGTATAAATGCTATGAATTTAAAGACTGCATGTGGATTTCCCATGGTTGGACCAAAGACTAAGTTGATTAAAGTTTCAGAGAGGAAAGTGAAAGGTATTACACGTCCTCTTGATGTCGATTCCAAAGTGCTAGTGGAAATAGCACGATTGGAAAAAGTATTATTAAATGGAGACAGAATCAACGCAGTATTTAAAGCATCACTTAAGGATGAGCCAACAAAAATTGGCAAGAAAAAAGTTAGAGTTTTTGCAGGTTGTAATATTTATTTCATCATGTTAGTGAGGAAATATTTTTTGACAATTTCTGCATTAATGCAGGAAAACAAACAAATTTTTGAGTGCGCTGTTGGATTAAATGTTGAATCACCCGAATGGACAACTATGATGAAACATGTTTATAAATTTGGGAAACATAGAACCGTCGCAGGTGATTATAAATCATTTGATGGTAGAATGTCTCCCAGAGTTATGTTGGCAAGTTTCAAAATTTTGATTAATTTGGCTGAAGAAAGTGGAAATTATGACGCAGATGATTTGACAATCATGCGTGGTATTGCCACTGAAATTTGCTCACCAACATACGATTTTTTCGGAACGTTGGTACAGTTTTATGGATCTAACCCATCTGGGCATCCGTTGACTGTAGTTACAAATTCTTTAGTCAATAGTTTATATATGCGTTATGTTTATTATAAGATAGCAGCTGAAGAAAAATGGTGGAGAGTACCATTATTCAAAGAAGTGGTAGCTTTAATGACATATGGAGATGATAATATCATGTCCGTCAAGAAAGGTTACGACGCGTATAATCATACAAACATAGCACGCGTATTAAGCGAGTGTGATATTACATATACTATGGCAGATAAAGAAGCTGAATCAGTTCCATTTATAGATGGGTCTGAGGCAGGTTTCTTAAAACACAATGCTGTTTGGGATGACGAATTACAGCTCTACAGAGCTAGAATTGAAGAATCCTCAATCAGTAAAATGTTGCATGCACATGGTCGTTCAGAAATTAATGAGCAATTACATGCCGCATGTACAATTAAGGATGCACTTGATAAGTATGCGCATTATGGTGAGGAAATATACACTAAAAGATGCGCACAACTTAAACAAGTTGCAGAAGAATGCAATATCATTGGACTTATAGGACATTTCCCTACTTACAGGGAGCAGATCCTTAAGTACTGTGGTAAGTATTCATGGGCTGAAAACCCATATCCTCCTACTGAAAAGTAGGCGGATAAATTTTCACAATTTTGATATTGCGTTGGTCACATGCAATAAAAACCAAAGAACCCAAGTGAGGTAGTTACGAACTTGCATATAGTATCTTCCAAACTAAATGTATGTTACGAAAACTCATTTGTCTTGAACCTCCCTCGTGGGGTACCACTATTTAGTGGAGTAGTTTGAAACTACAAACAAGAGAAGCTCTGATTCAAGTATATTGATGCGTATACTTGTTTTAATTATGTAAATAGCATTACTAGTATTAAACAATATCCAAGTGCAATGGATTCAACTATACACAATGGGGAGTTCCAGGCCCCGTATACACTGGAAACGGCGTTGGTGCGTATTCACCAACTAGAACAAGATGTCGCACGAAAGTACGGACACAGTAGAAAACTTAAACGTAAAATTGCTGAGTTGCAATCGGAGATTAATGAATATAAAGATCCGATTTTGCCTTCTCAATCTGCTACTATGAATGTAAGCATGGCTGATGACACCGCGAAAGCGGAGATCACAACTTTTGCTGATGAATCTGCCGGTTGGAATACTACGGTACCCACCGCACCAGATGCAACATTTAATTTGGCAAATAATAATGATAGCGATTTAGGTAATTTTCTGTGCCGTCCAATTAATGTGGCAACATATCAATGGGCTATCAACACTCCGTTATACGAGACGTTGAACCCATGGACAGCTTATTTAACTAATCCTTTTATTCGGGATAAGATAGCTAATTTTGAACTTCTACGTATGAATTTACATATGAAGGTCTTGATTAGTGGGACACCATTTCATTATGGCAGAGCTTTAGTATCATACAATCCATTAAGCGGATTTGACCAAGTCACAGTTGAACGTGGTCTTGGTATTACTTTAGATGCCGATTTGGTTGGAGCTTCTCAGAAGCCCCATATCTTTCTTAATCCAACTTTGAATGCTGGTGGAGTTTTAGAAATTCCTTATTTTTATAAAGAGAATTACATTCCATTAACAAAAGCGGGTATTACGGATGGTTTAGGAGAAATTGTATTTCGATCCTTTGGAAATTTGAGACATACTGACGTAGGTAACCCAGTAACCATAAATGTATATTTGTGGGCTACTGATGTTACATTAACAATGCCAACTTCCCAGGATCTTCCTGCTTTGCCTTCTCAGTCTGGAACCATGAATTCAGGCGATGAGTATGGTCAAGGAATTATCTCCAAACCTGCTTCTGCTGTTGCAAAAGCAGCAGGGATGTTAAAAAGCATACCACTTATTCGACCTTATGCACGCGCTACAGAAATAGTAGCTACTGGCGTAGGTGATGTGGCACGATTATTTGGTTATAGCAGACCAGCTGTAATCACAGATCCAGTAATTATGAAGCCAGTACCATTAGGTAATGTCGCTAATATAGATGCCGCTGATCCTGTGAACAAATTATCATTGGATTCCAAGAATGAAGTTACTGTTGACCCTAGGGTTACAGGGCTTGAAGGTAAGGATGAGATGGCAGTGCTAGACTATGTTAAGAGAGAGTCTTATTTGACTACTTTTAATTGGACTAGTGATGCCGCACCTGGTGATATGTTGTTTAATTGTCGTGTAGCTCCCGATCTTTTTAGATCTGTGACTTACACTACACCAACGGCTAGGAGGGAGTTACATATGACTCCTGCATGTCATATGGCACAATTATTTAAATATTGGCAAGGTTCAATTAAATTTAGATTTCAAGTCGTTAAATCAGCTTACCATAAGGGACGTATGTTGGTGAGATATGATCCTCGTAGTTTAGGTGCTACTGTGGATTATAATACTAACTATTCTCGTGTTATTGATATAGCTGAGGCAGAGGATTTTGAGATTACCATTGGTTGGGGACAACATCAACCTTGGTTAGAGTGTGAGGAACTTGACACCTCTGTTAATTTCTCACCCACTACTAGACTGAACGAATTATTTATGCGAGCAGCCAATGGAGTTATTGAATTAGATGTTATCAACGAGCTAGTTTCTCCAAGTGCTAGTTCTGATATTTCCATTAATGTTTATGTATCTATGTGTGACGATGCTAAATTTGCCCAACCAGATGGTCAAAAGATTAAGGATCTCACATATTTTAGACATCCAAACGAAGTTGTTCCAGGGGGTGATCCTCCATTGAACTCACAAAGTGGAATAGTAGAACAAGATGGGGTTGATGAACCTCTCGCAGCAACTCAATTGGAAACAATCGCGAGTGAATCTGCACCAGCGGATCAAACGATGAATGTTTTCTTTGGAGAAAATGTTACGAGTATTAGAGAATTAGCTAAAAGATATGTTCTTACTAGGTATTGGAGTGTTGTTTGAATCTTCAGGTGGTATAAATATCGCCAGATTGCAGAATAAAGTTTTTCCTTACCAACATGGATATGATCCTGGTGGTATTGATAATGAAACTCATGGTGTTTATACACATAGCTCTATGAATCCTATTAGTTATTTCCAAGCATGTTATGCTGGATATAGGGGGTCCGTGAGACATAAGTATTTATATCATTCGTCTGGCAATATGGGATTACCAGTTGTCGAGAGAGAAAATTATTCACCTAATACTGCTGGTGTGTGGTCTGTCACACCTATAACACTTACAGGCAACAATGCAGCGGCCCTTACGGCAAATTTTACCAATACTTCTTGGCAAGGAGCTGCAGGAACCGGAACAATGATTAATAACGGTATAGAGGTTGAATTTCCTTTCTATAATAAGGGAAGGATTGGATACTCTAGGCTAATCAAAGCTCAGGATTTGGATTGTCCATCAACCAGTGTATGGTTTACTACTGGATTGGATGATTTCGTCAAATCTAGCACTTTGGAAAAGATTGCATTTCAGCAATGGACTGCAGCTGGTGAAGATTTTTCATTGTACTTCTTTACCGGGGTACCGATTATGTATCAGTATCGGGAAGTATAAATAAACCCTGACGGGGACGTCATTAAACATCTTCAGACTTTCTGTCACGTTGGACGGAAGGAATCACTTGGGTGACTCAGGTGTGCGCTGAATCTTCGGATAGTCAGTGTCGGGCTTAGCCCTCTTTATAGTTTTGATTGAACTTGAAAAGGGCTTTGCCCATTCAAGATGTAGGTCACAACTTTAAGAGTCAGTTGAGCCTGGAAGAAAGTTATCGTCACTTAGTGTGTTTTTATCGAAAGATTTCACACTACGCGGG